TGTAATGTCCCCCACACTACCACCCCTAACACGTGCAAAATCCGTAGATGTTTGCTGTGTTAAATTTAACAGCGCACGCACTTGAGTTGGGCCAACCACAGCAAGTTTAGGTTGTGCGGGATCAACATCATTCGTCATGAATAACTCTTGAATTTCTGTGATCGCATCAAAACTAATTTCTGTGGTGTAGTCGCCAACTGTTTGGCTAGCGGGAAAGGCTGAGGTAGAACCATCACCCACGAGGGCATCAGCAGTTGCAGCGGCAATAATAATATCATCCACTGCGCGATTCATTGAATACGCTAAGTTTTCGGTTGCTGCGGATTTTGGCTCAACCAACATTTGCACAATATCTTCATTATCAATAACTGTACCTGTGTGCACGGTTTGCGCTACAGATACGCGGCGATTCCATGGCAAATCTAGTGCGGGTGTTGGTGGTGCTGAGGTTGTTTTGGCTACCGCGTCGGAAAAGTCTAAAGTTTCCCAGTTGTGGCGGTTACCATTAGAGGCGCGCTCCATTGTGTTGCCGCGCAACTTTGATGTGTACTGTTGAGCTAGTGCTTTAACATTACGTTCATACGTTTGAATGTAAATGTTGTCAATATTTAATCCACCGGCCATTTTAATATCTCCTAAGTTAAATGAATAAATCTCACTTCGCTTAGGTCTGCCCAATGAATTTTGGAACCTAAAAAAATTCCAGCAGCAAGACAAATCGTTAGACGGGGCTTTGCTACCTTGCCGCTGGATTCAGGAACGAACAAGCAATCGGTTTTTGCTTGCCTTAATTTATAATTCACATGTTAATTAATTGCAACCGTGTATTTTATGCACCTACGGCTTGACCATTCGCTAATCTGTGAAGTTTTATCACTTTATCAACTGCCGCCTTATGGCCTGGATGATGCGCGTTCCAATAAGGGTGATCTTTATTCCCTAGAATTTCATCAATGCTTTCGTTCGCTTCTTGAGGCGCCATTGTTTTATCTTGAACATGTGCATTAATTGCTTCACCGCCTAGCTGTTTTCCTAGCTGGTGCAACCATTTAGCGGTGCTTCGATCAATGGTTTTATTTTTAATTTGGCTAAGCAAAGATTCACTCGCACCGGTTGCTTCTGCAATATTTAATATATCGTTCATGCGCTCATCATAGGCCGCGCCCCAATCACTTTTAAGTGCATTCTGTTCACTGGTTAAGCGTTGATTTGCGGCTTCAATTTGTGAACGATTTACACCTAATATATTTTTTGCGAATTTCTTGAATTGCCGTTTTGTCATACCAATTTCTTTTGCCATGGCGCGCAAATCGTGTAATTCATTTTCGCTTACTTCCACATCATCGCCTAATTCATACCCTTTTTCATCGTCCGGTTTACCGAGCGAACGCATAACCTGTTCAATACTTCCCTCATCCTCAGGATCGGGGGAACGCATTAACCCTGGCACACGTGCCTGTAATGTTCCATAGAACTCGTTAAGCTGTTCGGCGCCAGCATCCTTGCCAGGAATGCGAATTGATTGGCCCATGCGTGAGCGCATATTTTCCACCTGGCTCCAAAACTTTTCGGGTGAATCACTCGTTTGTACTTCCTGCCACGCTTGCACATTCTGTGGTAAGTTGTTGCGCCAATCTTTAGAAACTATGGTTGTATCGTTTGGTGTATCAATTGGATGGTCGCTCATATTTTCTAGCCTCATTAATTAATATGTTAAGTGCTTCTTGTTTGCCTAAATTGTAATGCGTTAAATACGGTGAATCACTCACGCACGTTTCACCAATTTGTAAAATCGATTCTAAAAACCTGCGCATCACCTCAGTTTGTGGGCCTAATAGCGCACGGTGTAAAATCGCACGGCAAGCGTTTTGCTCCGCTTCAATTTCCTGAATGCTTCGCATGTTAAACACCTCTTATTTGCGATTGCGTCGCAACCGCTTCACTTTCCGCCTTATCTGCCTTAGCCGTTTTTTCCTGAACTTCTGCTGCGTGCTGTTCTTCTGCCATGGCTTGCCTTTCACTTCTACGTTCCTCTATCTCAGATTTAGAGCGCATAAATTTAGCTGGCACACCTTGTAAATATCCAACTTCACGAACAGCAGTATCCCAATCGGGAACGTCAAGCACCTCAGGGTTAACCTGTGCAATAAGTTGAATTTGCATCACCCATCGATCAAACGCATCAATTTGGTGGTGCTGTAATGTTCTGGCGAGCGGGCCTAAATATTCCACATCCAAATCGCTCGCCATCTCAGCAACACTAGGCGGCATTTCCGGTAATTGCTTGGCACGATATAAAATATTGAACGTGCGATTGATTACCGGATCAAGTAAATCCGTTTGTAAGCGGCCTAAGGTTGGGCCTATTAACCGCTCTAATTGTGCAACACGTGCATTAATTTCTGTGGCAGTAGCGGGTGTGCCTTCCATTGGTGGCAACATTAATTGGTCTAATAAAAAATAGCTGCGAATGTTTTGGCGGTATCGCTCAATTTCACTGTAATTAATATCGAAACGTGCACGACTTTCAAAAGGCGCGACCTCATCCATAGACTTAACCACAGTGTAACCACCTGGATTTAAATCTAAGTCGCTAACCAAACCGCGCTCGGTTGCCATGATAGGCGGATCAATTACTTTTTCTGCCGCTGCAATCATTAATTCAATTAACTTGTTCAGCGTCATGGTGTCAGCCAATGCCATCATGCCAGGGCTATTTCCCCACATTGAATCGCTGGTTGTGCGCCAGCGCGGAACAAAAGCAGGCATCTCATAATAGCCGCCTTCATTGCCTACGCTTTCGGCGTCCTTTTCCATAATGTATTTAAAACCCCATGGCCTAGCCATTGGCGCAATGGGTTTTGTTAAATCAACATCGGGATTATTTTTGCGGCGATAAATACAAAAAATGATAACCTGTTTTTCATTCTGCTGCGTTGAGCCATCCTGTGCCATTTCCTTAATGTATTGCGGCACATTGTCGCCAAACTTATCCACCAATTGAAGCGGTGTAAAATCAAAGCGACGATAAAAATTTAACACGTTATTATCTGCATCCTCTTCGAAATAACATTCCTTTAATGGCACACTCTTGAAATTAATACCATCATAATCAACTTCGTTTTTAACCTCCTCCATAATGATAGACGATCCATAATCTACTAAATCTTGGTAGGTTTCCGCTATTTCAATATTGAAATTAGAATCATTTAACGTCTTATATATTTGATCGGTGCACGAATCCAACCATTCCACCGCATCATTATCCTGCATTAATTGTTCATTGCGAAAACGCAATTCAAACCAGCGCACACTACCACTCGTTAAGCTGCTGTGCAGGTGTGAAGCTAAAGCCTGTGAACCCATAATTGCAGTGCCATCATAAACAAAAGGCCGCTGCCATTCGATTGAATCCTCTGTGCGTTCGTCGCGAAAAAATCTACCGCGATAAGGTGCAATATATCGCTCTATAGAATCCCACATTTGTTGCACAACTTGGCGGTGACTGGCTAGCGATTGATAGCGGCGTCTAATTTCTTCATTTAACATGTTCTGTTTCCTCACTATTAGGCCGCGCTATGCTTCTAATCGCTGCCATAAAACCTTGTTCTATATGTGTTCTCCCAATGCTTAACCACCGCGCATCGATGTTAGGCATCGATTTAACCGTATCTAATATGTGAAGTAACGTAGCCTCAGCAACCTTTAACTCGTTCATCATATAAATTTCAGTTTCATTTAATTCGCGGTAACCCTTAATTTTCCTGTGCTGGTTGTCCATCTTTTGCCCTCGGTATTGGTTTAAGTTCTGGAATTTCTAATTGCATTTCTGCGCGCTTCATTGGGCTTGGTTTACCTGTTAACTGTTCTTCTAACTCCCACGCCGCCATAAGTATTTGTGCATCACTCCACCGGTCGCCACCTGGCTTTTTCTTTTGCCCATATCGAATAACACGCGGCATTTACTCCCCCTATTTTTTTATAAAACCTTTGGCCTCTAACCACATGGCCACACCCACAGCAATCACACCCACTGCAATAGAAATCTTTTGAATAACGCTTTTACCCACTGCGCGGTATAGATCATTCGTTAACTTTTCCGCTGCACGTTCCGCTGATTGTTCAATTATTTGCTCGAATGGAAAATCATTCACGGCTTGATTGATAGCCAACTTAATCATGGCGTTAATTATTTTTTTCTCATCTTCATTAAACGGTAAGCCTTGCCGTCGTTCGGGGCCTTTATAGTTCATCGCTTCAATTCCTTAACATGTTAAATATTGAGCTCAATAAGAAAACCGACTTCTGCCAGTACGCACCACCATTGGCCTGCGCATAAAATTATTTTGTCGTGTCACTCTATGGGTGTTGGCGCGTTGAGTCACATCCCCCAACTGAGGATGGTAATTAATTGCTAAATAACGGAAGGCATCGGCGCCATGGGAATATTTATCGTGAACAGGTGAATCCATAAACTCACCGATTTTATGATCATACTTTTTGCGGTAATTATCTAAACAGTCCACACCCTTATTTGTTCGTGTGGCATCAAAATAACATTGCGGCAATAACATGCGCACAGCATTAATGCCGTCACCAATTTTTTGCACAGGTGTAATTTCCACACTGTCGAACAGGTTAGACGCTTCAAATAATTCGCGGCGTGTGGTGCCTGTGCTTAATTCCCTTACATCGGCGTCATGTGGTAAAAAACATGAACCATAACGATAAGGCTTCCTAGATAGATCACTAAGAATTTCAACCAGCGAAGTATTACGCCACTCCTCATAATCGATTAGCCTTATTTCATTGCGCACGCATTGGGTAAACCAAATCGCTGTTGCATCGTCCATGCCTAAATCAATTCCTAAATCAACAGGTAACGCGGGTGCAGGTGGAATGTTTAACACGCGCCCCTCACTCTTAACACGTTCCATTTCTAAACCATAGAATGAACCGCGCACCGCTGCACTCCAATCACATAAAAATTCTTGGCGGTATTCTTCTTCACCCATGGTTTGACGCGCCATCTCTAATTCATCCTCATCAACCACTTTGGTAATGTCGGCACGAAATGTTTTTGCCAGCCATCCTTCACGTGTTAAACCATCCTGGTAAATATCATAAAAATGATTCTTGCCATTGGGAGTGCCAAGAAAAATACACCACCCTTTTCTATCCGCTAAGGCCGGTCGCAACACCTCTTTGTAAATTAAAGGCGACATATTGCCGTATTCATCCAATATGCACCCATCACAATAGTTACCACGCAAAGCATCAAACTCGGTTGCACCGTGTAGCCACACCATTGCATTGTTATGCGGGAACACTGCGCGCAATTCTGTTTCGTAATATTTCATGCCAGGTATGCGGCGCGTGAATTCTTTTAAATATTCCCACGCAATTGATTTAGCTTGCTTATAGGTTGGCGCGATATAGAAAAATTTAGGGTTAGGAAGGGGGCAAGTAAGGGCACCTGCTATGGCTTCATTGATGGCTAGAACGGACTTACCAAAGCGACGGTGAATAGCAAGAACAGCAAAACGTATACGGTCGCCGTTATTGTATAGCGTGTTATGTATTTCTTGTTGGAGCGGTCGAGGCTCATAGGGAATTATTATTTTTTTCTGCATAGTGAAAAATATTCATCATGGTTTTGGTATTTTGGCTGTGTGGCTTAGTACGCCTAAGCCGTCGCCGCGATTTTTGCCCCCACCCCACCCCAAAAAAACGCGGGGAACTGGGGAAAACCAAACCGATTAATGCCTATTTTTCACTGTTTTTTAAGGTGCTTGCCCTTGTTTCATCGTCAAGCAATCACTGTAACTTATTGTTTTTATTGCATATTTTGTTCAATCAAGTGGTTGTGTACAAGTTCTGTGTCAAATTCACCATCAATTGTTTCGCCATCCTGCTCAATGCTTAACGTGTTATCTAATTCCCACTTGTCCTGCCCTGTTTGGAATGGCACAACCACTATGAGCGGGCCTTCGCGCCTCTCAAAACCCTGAGGTTTCGCACCACCAATATAAATGCCATGTCTCAATTGCAAATACCTATCCATGTGTTGCGCACTACCTTGCAATGCCTTTTCCCTTAACACGTTCACACACAATTGCACATCTTCTTGATCACCAATTGCCAAACATTCCTTTAGTCTTGCATCATTTTCTAGCCTTCTATACAGCGTGGCTTCTGACATCCCAAGCGCTTGTGCAATCATCAACCTAGATAACCCATTAGCGGCAAGCCTCTGTGCAAGGTCATAATGTTTTTTTGTAAATTTTATCGAGCGTTTACCAGCCATATTAATCACATGTTCAAATTATTCACTCACAACAAAATACAGCCACTCTCATCAAATATCAAATATGCAATAAATTGTGATGAATATTTATCACTTAATTAACTTTTCAGCACCATAAACAGCCAAAAGCATTGCCTCAGCCTTATTATGATCCTTTTTAAATTTTAGTTCAGCATTATTAATCCGCTGCAATGCTATCGTTCTGCTGTAATCCTTATCCGCACCAGTTAAACCAAAATACCTTTTCCATTTTTGTGGTGAAACATATTCATACTGAAATAATTTAGTACACAGCACACCACGCACCACACCAAATGCATCGCCAAAACTAAATGCACCCATAGCGCCATCACGCGGCATTGAATGCACAGCTTCACAGGTTAAAAACACCTTACAAGGCGCGCACAATTCAATCACGTGTTCAATCCACAAATTTACCGCATGTGGGCTAACGCGCTTTCGTGTCTTGGTGGTTTCAAAAGGCATATCAATGGCCTCAACCAATTGATAAAAGCTAGTCGATTCATCCTCATCATTAACACGCACAGCAGCTAACGCACCGCTTACGCCTGGATCAATACCAATGAACAATTTGCACAATTCGTTTTTCATAGTCATTTTTACTCTGGTTATTTTTTCGGCACTTTTTTGCAACATTTTTCGCACTTTTTTTAAAAAAACAAAAAAAATTCATCAACATTTTTTGCACTTTAAAAACCCTCTGGCAAACTAATGTGGGTTTTAGCAAACTATTGTTAATTAGTGTGTGTTGATCATGCCCATATTGACTATATATTAATAATATTTTACGCTCGTTGGTGCGAGCGTTAAATATTAATAATATATATAGGGCCACGAAAATTTTTTCATTTTTTTGATGAAAAAACCTCTCAAATTATTTCCAATCATTTCTAGTTATTCGGTGCACAAAACCATTCTGCTAACTCAGCATTTGAATTGCCCTGTGGCGCAATCTTTATTGCAAATTGATGTTCAAATAAAAACAATGTGCCATCACGCACAGCGCTAGGCGATAAGTTCACAGTGCGGCATTGCTTGCGCCATTCCTTAACAGTCACATGTGCCGGTTTGTGTATATCGCCATTACGTTCGTTTTCAGCGCGTTTAGCTTGAAAGAGGCGTTCTAGTTCGTTTAAGCAGGCTTCTTGCGATTTGGTGAGCGCGTGGCGTTCTGTGCGTGGCTTAAATGTCACACGTGGCGCAACAGGTTGCATAAACAATGTGGTGCGGGTTTTATCATCGGTGCCAATATTAATAACATGTGCCTCACATGTAAGGGCCTCAGGTTCTTCGAAGTCTTTTGGTGGCTTGTGACACTGCATCTCAGTACGAAAAGACACGCCAGCGCTTAAACCATAATCATCCTCTACGCGTTTAATTAAATACGCCACATCAGCAGCACCAATTTGCACAGTGCTACCGCGTGCGCTTTGTTGATCGGCCTTACTAACATGATCTATTGGCATAACCGTGCAACCAAACGCGTGCTGCAATAACCTTAATGATCTAGTGAACGTGTTCATAGTTTCGGCGTCGTTTTCGTTACCCTCCATGCATGTGGACTTGGTATCAATCACGATTAACGATAGAGGTATGCCGTTATTGGTGTAATAAGCGCGCAAGCGATCAATAAGCGCATAGACTTGCTTCACCCTGTTAAATATCACTGGCTCATTACTTACAATCATTTGTGGCGCACCATCGGTTATGTTCATTTCTTTCATGGCGCCTTTTAAACGCTTGCCAATGCCGCGCAAGCCTTCCCCGCAAATATAAGCCACACCGCCTTGTGTGCATTGCATATTGCCCCATGTGCCACCTGTGGCGATTGCTAAGGCCATTGAGAGCACGAGAAAGGATTTACCCGCGCTAGGTTTGCCAAACATCCATACAAGGGCGTCAGTGGGAATATAAGCAGGCACAAGCCAATCGCGATCACGGTCGCAATTCATAACCTCATCACAGGAATAAAATTTGAAGTCGGGGCCTAGTGCGTCGTGTTCTTTGGTGCTGGTTATTTCAGCGGGTGATTGTGGCGATTTACCAAATTGAATATTCACCACATTACTATCATCAGCGGCTTTTTGTTCTGCTTTGGTCTTTTGGTCGGCCACGTAATTCAATGCGTTAGATACTGTGATATTCAAATAATCTTTATGCTTGTGCAGTTTTTCAGTTTGCCCAAACATTTCACGGTTGCGCGCTATCATGTCGGCAATGATGGTGGCCGGTAGATTCATTCGAGCGGCACCTATAGCAATAGACCAATCGACACCGCTTTGTGATTCATCGCGTTCGTGCTCATCCACATTATGTTGAAACCATATTTGTCGCCGCTCCTCTTTTGAACAGAAGCGATTTATTGCCGCCTCTAATTCAGTCCCGTTAACCTGTGCACCGTTCAAGTGTGGCAAGTCTGTGGCAACAATGGACTGTGGCAGGCTTTCTTTAAGTGGAAAAAATTCACGCATAAATTCATCCAATTGTTTTTGGCAGTGGTTAATGTCGTTGTATTGCAAAAACACATTGGGATTCATGCACACCTGGCGTTTTTCATAATACACCTCTACACCCTTTGAATTATTCTTTCGGCCCCGCCCTTCCATCTTGGCAAAAATAATAATGTGTAAGCCTGTGCCGCTTTGACTGAATTCTGTATAGCTTGCGAATTTCTTTACCCATGCCAGCGCCCATTCATCAATTAGGCCATTAGACACACAGTTATCTAAATCGATAAAAACCAAACCATCCTCTTTAGTTAACATGTAACTCACACCAGCGGCTTGCACGTGATTGCACACGTCCACAGCGGTATACAAATCCGTCCATGTTTGTGGGTCGGTTGAACTGGCTGTTCTATCTGGCATCAATGCTTGGAAAGGCGTTTTAATGGGTTTTTTGTTCGCATCCTTATTGGGTAACAGCTTGTAAATACACCATTGATTTCTGGCGCGCATATAACGCGGTGCTATCAAGTCGGGATTATCCAACATAGTCTCACCTTTATTAGTTTATTAATGTGGGAAAATGTTAGTTTTGGTCGTAAGTTGGCACGTAATTATCAATAAAAATATCTGGCCTTAATTCTTCTAATTTAATGCCCATTTTCTTTTTCTGTGAGTAGCGGTATAGCTTTAATGCGTGATCACCTGGAATGCATATTTTCCACTTACTTACATTCGTGCGGTGAACATTAAGAATTTCACTTACCCGTGTGGTGCCGCCAAATTTTGAAATGATGTTTTTAATTGCTGTTTCTTGTCGTGCTCGTTGTACAGTCATGTGATTAGCCTCTGTGAGTTATTGCCACTTAATTATATTGCACACGTTAAATTTCACCGTCAACGCACAGAAATGCACATTAATTTGTGCATAACTTTATTTAAATTAAATGCACTTAGTAAGTTCTTGTTAGTTTTAGTAATTATTTATTGTGATGATGAAAGTTATGCACTGTGCATTTTTTTGCACATTTTTTTTAGTCATTTGTTGGGTTAATTTTGATTTATGCACAGCGGGTTGCACCCAGTTGTGCCAGGTGTAAACCAGTGTAAACCAGTGGTGTAAATATCAAACAGGTGAATCTATGATCGAAGCAATCGCAGAAGAAAAACCGAAAGCAAAAAATGCGCTTTCAATTATTCAAACAAATGAGCCAGGGCCTATAGCCGCGTGTGTACTGGGGCCTCCTGGCGTCGGTAAAACAACATTCTGTTTTAGCGCGCCAAAACCTATTGGAATACTTACCGAACGCGGATTGGGTGATTTGGTGGTTGATCACTTCCCATTGTGCAAAAAATTTGATCATGTGCTCGATGCGGTTAACCGGTTAATTAATTCAGAACACGACTATAAAACCGTCGTTTTAGATTCATTAGATTGGTTGCAAGAATTGATTTTTGACCATGTTTGTCGCCGCCATAATGTTGAATCGATAGAGGACGCCAATGGCGGTTATGGCAAAGGCTATGTCGAGGCTCTACGGGAATGGCGAAAGCTCCTAGATTTATTCGACATATTACGATTCGAATTAAAAATGAACGTGTTAATGACTGCGCACACCGAAGTCAAGAAAGTGCAAGATCCGCGCTTGCCCACTTATGACAGTTACGCCATTAAATTAAATAAGCGCGCTTCGAGTGTTGTCGAGGAATACTGTGACGCTATTTTATTTTGCAGTTGGGATGTGACAGTCAAAGAAACCAAAGAAGGCGGACAAAAACGCACACGCGCTTTGGCGGACGCACCGCGCATTATCCACACGGATTTATCACCGCTGTACACAGCAAAAAACCGTTTTCATTTACCCGCCACATTGCCGCTTAAATGGTCGGCATTTGAGGCGGCACTTAATGAATCACGTAATAAGTTAATTAATAAAGGAAATTAAAAATGTCTATTTCATTCACAAATGATCAATACGAAAGCGAAGGGTTTAAGCCGTTTGCTAGTGGTTGGGTTGACGCACAAATAAGTGACTTTGGCGACGATACCAACAAAGCAGGCACAGGTGAGCTTGCTTGGTTTGAATTCACAATCACCAGTGGCGCCGATAAAGGCCGCGCTTTTCGCCAGTTCTATAACTATGATCACCCCAATGAAGATGCACAGCGAATTTCACGTGAGCATATTTGCGCCATTGCCAGAATAGTTAACGTGAAAAATATTGTGTTGCCTGAGGGTTTAGGCGACTTCAACAATAAAAAACTACGCATTCGAATTAGCCAGAAGAAAAATGATGAATTCCCACAAATCAAAGAATATGCGCCATTAAACCAAGATGGTTTCGATTCGTTGGTGAGTGATGAATTCGAAGTTGAACCCACACCACAGCGCGCACGCCGCGCAGATCCTTACGCTCAATAAACACTGGGGGCCTTGCCCCCTTTAACTGGGGAATAAAACAATGTCGGTGAATTTAAGTGATGATCCAACCATTTTAAAAATGATGGAAACGAGCGAACGTCTACAAGACAAAACGCCGCGCAGTTATTTGGGTATGTCTTCAATGGGTGAAGATTGCGACAGAAAACTGTGGAATGATTTTAGACAAGTGAGTCTTAATTGGTTTCCTGCTAAAACACTTTACGCCTTTGAGGATGGGCACGCCTCAGAAGAAATAACAGCATTTAGGTTGAAAGACATTAGCGGTATTGAACTCGTTACACATACGGCCTTAGGTGAGCAAATAGGCTATGTAGATCATGGCGGTCATTTTCGCGGCCACATGGATGGCAAAATAAAAGGGTTAGAACAAGCGCCAGAAAAGTGGCACGTGTGGGAACACAAATGCAGTAGCCAAACAACGTTTAACAAGTTCGTTAAATTAACCCAAACATTACCACCGAATGAAGTATTAAAAAAATGGAATCCTAAATACTACGCACAAGCACAGCTCTATATGCACTATTCGGGTTTTGATCGACACTATCTCACTGTAGCGCTAGCAGGTTCACGCGAATATAAAGCGGTGCGAACCAGCTTAAATAAGCGTGAAGCCAAAAACCTAGTTGAACGCGCTGGTGACATTATCGCCAGTGATAAACCACTGGATAAAATTAGTGAAAATGCAGACCACTTCAATTGTAAATGGTGCAATTATGCTGGCATGTGCCATGGCACCGAATTGCCGCAATCTAATTGCCGCACATGCTTGCATTCCTTCCCAATTCAAGAGGGTATAAATGGGCACTGGTACTGTGATCGATTTATGCAAAGAATCGAACCGGATAAACAAAAGCAAACCGATTGCGCAGCACACCTTTACATTCCCCGTTTATTAAAGAATGTTGGTGAATTAAAACATGTTGATACCGATGGGCGTGCAATTACTTACACCAATAAGTTAACAGGAAAAGAGTTTGTTAATGGCCCTGGCTTAGACCAATACGAAAGCAATGAATTAATGAATTTAGACGCCGCACTAATTGGTGACACTATGTCGGATACACTTAAAAAAACTTTTGGTGCGCGTGCGGGGATAAAACAATGAAAACTAAAAAAATGCGAATACATGATGAAATAGCAGAACGCTTTGAATTTATTCAAGATAGAGGCATAGCAGGTGATGATTTGGCGGCTTTATTTGATGAAATAAAAAGGCGTGTGTATTTACTCGAAAGCGGTTACATGGCAAAAGAAATGTTATTGATTGACGCAATTGAGGCGGGGAATGATTTATTTGATTTTTTTGCAGACATTTACATCGATAAGAAAGTATCCGCGCAAAATGTCGAACGCGAATGTGATGCGCTGCAAACGTATTTATCCCATTTAATGCGCAACACGATGGCACCGCATAGCATGGGAATGCAAATAACCCATGAAGATAAACTTTTAAGGAATTAATTAAATGAACACTAAAATAGAAGTCAAACCGGCAAAATGGGTTAAAGCGGACTTGTACTGTGCACTGACTGGGCACACCAAAATAACTTTGCAAAAAAATAAAGCGAATGGCGTGTGGACTGAGGGCGTGCATTATAAGTGTGGGCCTGAGGGTTCGAGAACGTTTTATTACAACATCGAAGCTATTGATATGTTAATTAGCAAGCATAAGGGTGAGGTGTATGCAACCGCATGATTTTATATTGAAAACATCAGTGGCAAAACTCGTGCAAGCTGGCTTGCCAAAGGAACAAAGCGAAAGTATAGCCAGCACAGCATTAGGAAAATTTAAAAAGCACGAGTTAAGAAACTCTAGTGATATTGATAAATTCCTACAGAAACACATAACCGCTTATAGGCGATTTATGAGACAAGCCGAAAAGGATGCAATTAAGCGGCACTAGCCGCTTAATGTGTTTTCTCATCCTCATCTTTATTAAACATGTTCATAACCATTTTCCCCACTTTCGCTTTAATTTCCGCATTGCTATCATTTAAGCAAATTTGGTGCTCACGTAAACGCCCTGCATGTTTTAGGCACTCGTGAATTGCGCTTCTGTGATCGATGATGCAACACTCTATTATTTCCGTAACAATATCTAAAAATATTGCGGAAATGCCTTCCTCATGCGCGCCCACTGTGACAATGCCATCAACAGAAAACACAAAACACATTGCACCAATAATTTTATCGTTATCTATACTTTCTTTGAATCGTTCGCTTTGCTCCATTGAATGAATTACTTGATCAAACACTTTTCTAATGTCCATGTGGTTCCTCTGATTCAGTGAATTTAGTTTTATTGCTAATATATTTTTTTAGCTTTCTAACTAACGCCTCATTTGTATTAGCATAAATAATATAAATATTTCCGGTAATATCGCCTATTTCATCATTTCTAATTAAAATGGGCTTATCCTCACGCAAGGCGTTAATGTTATCCTTAGAAATTCCGAAAATAACATCGCCATTGCTTAATCTGGCTTTCATCATCGGTAAGCGCCCCTAGCAAAATTTTTGCATTCGGTAGGAATTACCATAGTCTTATAAACCAACCATTCATTGCTTAGGTGATTCGTTTTTATATTCAATTTCTTTTAACCTCTTAGTGAGTATTTTTATTTCTTCAATAAGTTCTTTATTTACGTTCGTTAATTTATTGATTGTATTTTGATAATTTATCGTCACAACATTAATAGCGTAAATCAAATAACAAAGTGAAAAAAACATTATGATATTGCCAATTATATTAATCATATAGATCAAACTGCTTTATGTGCGCTGTTGCCCTTACTTCGCGAGCAATTAACAATTGAACATCAGATTGCAAAAGGTATTGGCACCGTTTAACCTCATACGCCCTATAGCCCAATATTCTTAGCGTGTTCCATTCCTCAGGCAAAATCCAACGCCGTAAATGCTCTACGCTCTCACATGCACTAGCGACGTGCAACCCTGCAATACTTGCCTTATGCACAATTTCGCGGATATTTGGAAAATCAATAAAATGCGGTTTTAAATTCCATAGATCATCGCGCTCAATAATCCATTGCATTGGCACGCCAGGTTTAAAAGGGCCGCGCCCTTCCCTATCTTGAATTCTATAAGCTGTTTTATTAAACGGTGAATTTTTTGTTTGAAGCCCTAAGTTCTTTAATTTTTTTGTTTGTAGCGTCATATAGATTGCCCACTTTATTAGTCATTAATTTAATAACTCGTTCTCTATTCAGGTCATCATGAATCATTGCTGAGATCATACCAATAGCGGCTACTTCATACATTTCGTTTATACCAAGTTGATGCGGCACTTCTGCGATGTTCATTATTTCCATTGCTTTTATATAATGCTTGCTTGCAATTTCGTTAGCGCGTGTTAACTCATCCTTAAATAAATCTTTTAAGGCGTCCATAACAAGTTCTTGCGCATCTTTAGGTAACTTTTCTAAAATTTCATCAAAAGGATTATCCATAGTGGTAATTGCTCGCAAAGTTTCTGATTACTTGGATTACAAAAGATTTTTTAGGTCTTTCGTGTTTAATTAAAGGGTAATTTCTATAATGTTTAGCGGCCATTTCTTCACGCAATATAAATGCCTCTTTAAAGGCGTTCCAACATTGATTGGGTTGATCTGGATAAATTCTAAATTTTTTTGTAACAAAAGGTGTGGCGGTTCCTCTCAACTCTTTGGTGCACCATAAAACTTCTAAATAAAATAAAGGGGAATGCGATTTTAAATTCGAGCACTCCCTAATATTTATGCCTGGCACACCAAATTTAGAGTTCTTGACGCGTGGTCGTCCTAATGGTTTTTCTAAATCAATATCCCATTCGCGCATTATTTCATCCCTAAATTCAATCGCCGCTTTCCTAGCCTTTCCAATACCGCCATAAACGCTTGTAGTGAATGATTTGCGTATATATGGACAATTAGCAGTGCCATAACCCAACCTAACCCAAAATGTTTTAGAACCACTAGGATTGTGGATAGTAGTAATGCCAAACATTATTTTCCCTCAAATAATTCATCGATATTAGTGAAGTCAAAACCAGTTTCAATGCTCATATTTTTTATAATGAGTTTGCATAGGCTAATCCATTCTTCTTCTGAAATATCCGGTTGCGCCTCAGCAATAATTTGCGGTAAATTCTTCGGGTCTTTTAAATCGCCAACAACAACAATTTCAATTTTTGTAATCATTCTATATCTATTCCCATTAATATTTTTTTTGCAGTAACAGCGGCATTATGTGCTTCGGCCCAATGTGCTGTAGAGGTAGCCACATAAACATCGGGGCGTGGAACTTTAATTTCACCGCGAAGGGCTTTATTTAAAAGGTGTTTGCAAAAGCGTTCACGCCAAAATAATTCAGCAACTATTTTACGTGCCAAGCTGTTTTTTACATTCATTTTAATTCAGCCTTCCACACTCTATGCATTTTTAGCGCCTGCCTATGAGTGCACGCACGGTCTAAAATTTCCCATTCGCCTAACTTGTTAAGTACAGCAGTTTCAAAAAGCACAGGCTTATTTTCATCAATGCCATGATCTAGGCACAAAAACACCGTGCTTAAAACCCTGCCATCATTAAATTTGGTAAGTCTAATCCTGCGCTTTCTAAAATTCTCAAAAGCAAACGCAAATTCTAAACCTGAACACTTAACAGGTTTACGATGTTTAAGTTTATAAAACATTACCAGTTCTCAGGTTTAATACAGTCAGCCTCACCCCACACACACGCGCCACACATCCCAGTGTGATGCACAAGTTTGCCATTTTCATAAATCGCGACAGTGGGCTTTAATCCGCAAACTTCACATTCGACCTTGTAATCTGGCATAACTTCGCTTTCTACTTCTGTTTCAATATTATTCGTCGTCATTGCTTTGCTCTACCTTTGGTTTGTTGCGAAATTGCGCCTTAATATTCACATGGGTAAACGCCACCTGTGCATTCATATATTTAAAAATACGTTCTAGTGTGTCGCTTTGTGGCTTATAATTGTCTTCGCATTTCATAACACGTTCAATTGTATGCGTGCTTAAAAAAGTACCCTCAGCAATTTTCGATGGTTTTTCGCCGCTAGCGTGCAATAGATCGCACGCCACATGCTTAAAGCCTGTGTCTGAATTACCTAATGCAACCTTTTTACTTAACGTGTTATATATTAATTTTTTAGCTAGCATTGTTGTCCCCCTCCAAGATGCGACTTAATTGTGCGTGAATAACTCTTATCGTGTTCATTAGTTTTTCGTTTTGATCAACTAGGTTGGCTATTGCATCGATGGCGCTCACTGCACCCGCGCTATAGTTCCTTAGTGGCATGGGTTTGGCGCCCCCCTCCCTTTCAGGTGAAGCCCATTCTTTAAAGGCTTCTAGCGACATAACCGCTTGCTGGTGATCATCCAAATATTGCTTGCCCATTGGTGTTAGCTTATAAAGGCTAGCTGTGCCGCTTTTTGTTTTTTTTAATTCACCACTGTCAGCATAACTAAATAAAGCAGGTGAAACACGCTTAGAAGAAACTCCGTGATACTTGGAAAGCTGCGGCGCTCCTACTGGCTTTTTAGTTGCTATTTCTAACTCGTTAACAAAAAATAGAAGTGTTGCTTTTACGTCGCCCACCGATTACCCCTTATATATTTTTGAGATTAAATTGTCATAGTCTACAAATGTTTTGGAAAGAATACGCACATTGCTGGTATTTACATTGAGTCTTAATTGAGTTGATTTTTGTGGCTCTATTTTTTCTTGGATTGCATTAGGCGCCAAAGTGTCGAACGCTGCATTGATTAACCAGCGCAAAATATTTGATGTGTTATTTGTTTTGAATTCCTGCGGCCTATCCGTATGTTTTTTTAGCCATTCCATTTTTTTATTTGTTGTTTCGTCTATAAAAAAATTGATGCGCCTATAGTCATCACTCATAATTTAGCCTCTTCTTAATTAGTTTTATTTTTATAAGCTCTTTTTAAAAGACCACTACAACAAAAGTGGGTGTTAACTAATTAGGAATATACGCCGATGATTTAATCATAACAAGGTCTAACTATGACTCACATAACAAAACCTGGCGCTATAATAAACATGTCAATTATATTGTTAATGAAATAAGCACTTTAGTTGTGCAAATCCGTTTGCAAAGTATGAGAGGAATGATTAAAAAACTGTTTGATTTTCCTGGTGCCGACCGACATAGGTGTCAGAAACATAGATAACACGTTTACCTTTTGGCCAGTCTTTAAACTCACCCTTATAGAATCGGTCATCCATTAATTGTCTATAGTGTGATTTTCTATAGTGCGGAATTAATTCTTTGTTACTAAATTCTGGCGACTTAACATGGTAAGCATTAATTTTTTGGATGTTGCGCGTTGAAATTAACCGAGGGTTTATGTGGTTTGGTGTGCCATATTTTATGCGTTCGGGTAATGCTTTCTTATAAATCATAAAGCCAAGCAAATAGCGACATAAATAAAACTGGTGCTTGAATTCTTCTTCGCTTAAGTCCATGCCACGCAAATAATTGAATTCATTTTGCGAGCGCATAAACGTTTTGTATTCATCAAAACTTTCGCACCTCAAAATATTTAAGCAATCATAATCCGGTAATGTCAGTAAAAAATATTCGTGGCTTACATCCAACTGATAGGCAATAGATACAGTGTACCCGCCTAAATTGCTGTTAATTTGCACATCACCATCAATGCCAAGTGCAGCGGTGAAAGCGTTAAAAGGGTTGTTTTCAGGTGAAACATTAGACCTAACCTCAACCATTAAGCCGCTGCTAGTTGTGTTTTCGTAGTATTTAAATAATGTTGGAATGGTGAGCATAAAACTTTCATCAGTTTCATACATTGCAGTTGGCGTTTGAAGTGAATATTTTGAATGAATAAAGCTGTGGCATTGATCTACGGTGTCAACATAGTACGCATTGCGATCACCAGTTAACCAGCCATACTCAAGGGCATGTATTGGGCATTCCATGGTTTGCAACATTTCAGGGTAATCGTTATAAACCTTTTTTAAGGTGTACATAATCGCCTGCATGCCGCGCAATTTACTGCTTAACATTCCCGCCTTTCGGTACAGTTGCGACATACGGTCACAACTTAATCTATAACCCTTGTAATTCATTTGCCCCCCTAGTAAGTGTTTACATAAGGGTGAATTATAACCACCTGTGCAAAACAGTGTGCTATATTTTTATTCGATTTATTGGGGGCATATATGGCTGTTCGCGCTGCACACAACTTAAGGCGGATTATTCAAAATAAAGCAGGCTGGCGACTTAAGATTACTTACCCAGTGCACTTGCGCACACAGGGTTCGCCTGAATACCTGTGCAATTTTTGGTTTGGCGCTCGTGAATATGGCAGTATGACTAAGGCGTTATTTGCCGCCATCACAACCCGCGATCAATTAGAAGTTGAATATGACCTTAGCCCTGTTAACTGGATGACAGTAACCGGCCTAACACATAGGGTTAGGTTCATGGATGATAGGCAAAGACCATTAGCCGCGTATAGGGTGAGCTGGCGCGACAATGGGAAAAGTTATTCTAAGGACTTCGCTTACAATATTAACGACGCAACCGACAAGGCGCGTGCTTATAAGCTAGCGCTTAAGTTCAACACAGAAACTAGAAAAAAGCATTATGCCTAAGGGTGTAGCGTGCCCTCTGGCTTTTGTTTGATGTAACCCTCTGGCTTACCCTTAAAGCCGTTTTGTTCCCACTGGCTGAGTGCTTGTAGGGCCTCAGGTTTAGAGTGATAACAAAAACGAGTCCAGCGCGTTACAGGATCAACCACAATAGATATTGCAACCGTGAATAGAAAGCGCTCAATCACAGCAATGTACTTATCACCTATTGGCTTTGGATCGCTCACCATACACATGCCGTTTATAACGTTATCATTAGCCCACCACTCGAATAGTTTTTGCTGGTAATCATTGAGCATTGTTTGAACCCTCTCACAAATTTATACAATTCTTATACATCAATCCTACAGACGAAAAAAAACCCTTGTAAAACAAGGGCTTAGAATGGGCGCCTGACGATGACCTATCGTCGAGCCGACAAATGGTCACATGTGGCCTAAAGTATGTTTTTGCGGCCTATCCTGAGGATTCACGCGCCTTTCAAAGCACTTGATTAACATGTTGTCACACACCAAAAGCCACCATAAAACACCATACCCAACTTGCTTTTTGACACGGTTTTTATACACTGTTGGTAATTCTTCACTATTCGAGGCAAGACACATGGCAAACCCTGTTAACAAATCCCGCGTTAAAGTTCCTGGCTTCACTGGTATCTATTCACGCTGTAACCGCATTCAAATCAAGTTCACATGGGGAGGTAAAACACACTACCAACCGGTAGGCTTAGACCTTACCAAACCGAACATCAAAGCAGCGGCTAAGATTCTCGAAACTGTAGAGGCTCAAATTAACATGGGTTTATTTGACTTCGCGGAATTCTTTCCCAATAGCAAAACTGACACAGTGATAAACGAACAAATGACAGTGGCTAAGCTGTGTGATCTATGGTTTGACAACTGGAAAAAGAACAACCCGCTACGGTCGAATAGTTCTAGGCGTGGTCATACTTCAATCATCAATAACCACTTTAAGCCACGCGCCAAACTGGGCACGCGTGCTGTTCAATCGATCACTAAAACCGTGCTGGTTAACTGGCACTCATCATTGCAAACCGATAAAGGCGGCGAATTAAGCCCTTCGCAATTGGGCAAAATTCACACAGTTGCACAGTTCATATTCAGCTATGCGGAAGGGCTAGGTGTTTTCAAGGATGGCAACCCATGGAATGAATTTAAGGCGTTCTATGAGCACCACCTTAAGCGCACTGGCGAATCAAATTCTATTAGTCTTGATGTGCCACTCACAAAAGAAGAATTAGAGCGCATTCTAGCTGCGCCAGGATGCGAACAAACAAAGAACGCCATAAGGTTTAATACTGCCATGGGCTTGCGTACTGGTGAGTTATACGGCCTTACATGGGATCGCATCGATTGGGAAAACAAAACCGTATTAATTGATAGACAAATGACACACGGTCACTTTAAAGGGCCTAAGTATAAATCTATTCGCACTTTGACTTTAACCCATGCAGCAATTGAAGCGCTTAAAGCACAGCAAAAATTCATATTCCAGCAAGAAAAATGCGACGTTGAATTTCACGCTGATAAGCTGGATAAGGATGGCGCGCAAATTATCGAACAGGTTAAAGGCGCCAAGTTTGTTTTCTCGAACCCACAAACAAACCGCCATTATTGTGATGGCGCTAACTTCGCATCGCGCTGGTATAGCTTGTTAGAAGCGGCGAACGTAGCGCGTGAAACTGTGGAGGGTGAAACTAGAACGCCTTACACAATGCGCCACACGTTTGCATCTAGGCTGTTCACCAATGGCGCGCCAATAGAATTTGTGGCACGTGAACTTGGTAATACACCTGGCGTTTGTCGTAAGCGTTACGCTCGAATTATTCCAAGTGAACAGAAGTTTGACCACTCACTTAAAAATCAATACTTAGGGTAAGCAATATGAAAACACCACACGAACAGGCAAAACAGTATGCAAGTTGGTTTTTAAAAAACTGTGGCGCGCCACTGGATAAACCAGAATTCACACAAGAAATAGTTAACCAACTATGGGAAAACATCGAAGCGCAAAACGAATTATTCCTTACCTTGTTTGCGCTTAATGACTTGGCAACCTCAGAAAATTTTTACAGCACTTTTGCAATGATGATTCGAGATAGGGCTAACAACCATGAATAAGTTAATTTTAATCGCCACACTAATTGCCACATTATCAGCCTGTGACGACCACAGCCAAGTTAAGTTTGAATGTGGCGACTCCATGCAAACAGTGATATATGCGAACCCCGTAAAAATACCAACTGGCTATTTGTTTTTAGAGGATGAAAAGCGCGTGGTGATCGCGCCTTATAAGGATGAATGGGTTATTAGAGCGGGTAAAAGTACGCTAACTATTTGCTGGCCTATCTAATGTAACGGGTTAAGTTTAATATCCTTAGGGTGCAAGGATCGCGCCCGACCTCTCAGCCTTACCGACTTCTTAAAGTTCTTGTCTGCATCATCCCTAGCGCCATAAGTTTCTAATATCTCCCTAACCCATAGCTCAACCGTGCCCTTATTCAAAAGTTCCTCACCAATAGGGCTTAAGGTTTCAGCCTCTAATAACAGGTTAGGTAAATCGTTTTGCACGAACTCAACAAACGCCACAGATTCGGCACCATCTAGCGCCCGCGTTAACAATTTGGCGCGTATAGAATTTGGGCCGTCATCTTTTTGGCTTTCGTATTCACTCGAATTAATAACACGTTCAACATAATCACGACGCGTTTTACCAACACGCTGGATAAATGCATCATAAATTTTGCCAGTGCCAGCGTCGAGTTCAGCCAGGGAAAATTCAACACCACCGAAAGCAACTATAGGGCTAGGCTCCTCTGGCGCCACCTGCTGAACAATCAATTCCACGTTAGCCTTGTCGCGCTCATACTTTGGTGAGCCAATTTTAAACGGTGACATTGCATAAGCCACCTCACCCACCTGTGGCAATTTTACGGAACCGTCCCAATAGCGAGCAGGGCGCATGTTAAATGATAAGCCAGGTAAACGCGTGAACGCGGTTTGTTTCATGTAATCTAGGAACCCGCTTTGCGCTTGCTTATCCTGTGTAACTTGTCGCGGTATTGGATCAATTAAATTTTTCACATCAGCAAGCATTGAGCTATAAGGCACAAAGCCAGCAGGCAAACCGCCTACCGCTCTGCGCACTTTAAAATATTCACCCTTGCTACCTTCTAATAACGTGTTAAATCCTTGCATGAATGGCATTTCTGTTAGGTTGTCGGCAATGATTAACACCATTGAACCAAACGCCTCAGTGAATTCTTCTTTGCTGCCTGAGTATTTAGCTTGATCGCGGTAAGCGCTGATAGCGGCAAGGGCTTGTCCAAATGGTGCCAACCTATCCACACTATAGAACTCGTTACCTAATCGGATGGCGTTAGGTTGCCAGCCTTCTTTTAGCTTGGCATCTTTTACACCGTACTTCTCAGGGCCAGGGCCGGTTAATATTTCCGCGTCGTAAAGTTCCCACGCGGCAACAGCAAGGCCAACACTCCACAACACTTTTGCGTTTGCTAAATCGCGCTGTGCGCCACCTGCCGCCCACTGTGCTTGTATACGTGAGGAAAAAGGCGATAGCGGTGATATTTCCACAATGCGCCGCGCAATGTTTGTTGGCGTATCAATGAACGGGATAATGAAGCCAAGTTCAGGTGTGTGGTGAATTGCCGACTTGGTAGCCTTAATGAACTTGCTAAGTATTGGGCCGTTAATTTCATCTTGGAAAGTTGTACGCTTGGCAAACTCCATTGCTTTGGCGTGCATGTTTTCAGTGGGCAAATTAATTAATTCCTCTGCACGTTTCCACATTGCTGAATCTGTTAAACCCTCCAGCTTTGCAGTACGCACAGCTTGCGCGCTTAATTCTTGGCGGTACGCAATAGCCTTGCCTAGCTCATCCTCAGCGCCTAGAAAACGATAAGAGGCTAACGCCACATTGCTTACCTGTTTACCAGCTTTATCACCAAAGAAAAATTTTGAAACGTTCTCAAAGCTACCCACTTGATTTTCTTCTGTGCCTTTAGTGCGCCCACTAAAGCGGCCTTCGTTTTCTTGGAATGCCTTAACCATCATGCCAAACGAATCGCGTAAAGTCATAAAGGTAGAGGCGTTCGCGGCCAACACTTCTTGCATCGACATATAGTCTTTAACTTCTTTACCCATTAACGCGTTAATTGCTTTGCGACCTTCACCCAATAGGGCACCAGTCGGCCTAATCAATAAATTATCCCAACTGTTTTGTAGAACGGTGCCAGCCATATTAACTATATGCGTGCGCGGTGAGGTAAGAATTTGTGCGCGCCAATACTCTAACGCTGGCTGTGTAACGCCGCGTAATTTGCGCCCTAAATAACCTAAGAATCTACGCGCCGCGCCTGGTTCGCCCTGTGCCTGTTGCTGTTCGAATGTTTGCACTAATTTGGCTTGCCACAAAATATCGTTTTTCCCGCCCATGGTTTGTAACAGGTTAGACATTTCTTCTAGGTTGCCACTCTTTAAAGCCTGCGCAATCATACGGTGAGAGCTAAGAGCGCGACCAGTTTCACGCGCATTATTATTTACGTATTGCACCATGAAGTTTAATTGTTCCATGGTGGCTTGAAATGTAAGCAATGTTTCAGCGGCATTATCGCCACCATTAATTGCTTTAGAAATTGAGCGCATGTTTTCAAATAGGCTGGCAGTCAAAACACGTGCGGCATAGTTTTGCTTATCTGTTAATAAACCTTTTTGCGTACCTTTAAACACGCCTTCTAATTCGCCAAAAATATCAGCGGGTGTTTTTACTGACTTGCGAATTTCTTCAAAGGTGCGTGATGCGCGCTCGCCTGTTTGGTCGGCAATGTAATCTAACACCGCCGCCATCTCATCAGCGCTTTGCATATCTTCAAACGTTTTATTAATCGCTGCGCGTGCGCCCTGGTGATGACGCTCAATATTATAAGAACGTTGCGGCGTCAATTTATCCGTAGGAATCACACCGCTTTGCTGTGCCTCCAAAACCTTTTGCGGGTCAACTGGTTTAACATCAAAGAATGGAAACTCTTGACTAACATCACCTGTTAAATTGCTGCGCGCAGTTGGGGCCACACCGCTTAATTCGTCTGCGGCTTGCGTCTCACCGCGAAGCATTACCTCTAAGTCGTTCATTGCTTGCGGTGTTAATAGATTTTTAGGCTGTTCCATTTTATCTAAAATGTCCGCTGTTCTAGGTGCGGCCATATTTTTTAAGGACTTTAATATTTGCCGCATTCCACCTTGACCACGCATAGCCACATCCATGGTTTGACCTTGTGGGTCGAATGGCACACGTAAAGGTTCCGCGCCATTCTCAGCGCGATCAATGTCGAAAGTTAACTGGTTAGCAATTAGTTGTTCATAGTTCTTCATTGGATTGTTCCATTTGTTGCGCGCTCATAGCAGCGCCAGTGCCACCCATTAATATTTGGAAAAAAGGAAAACCCTCAAATTTAGCTTTGTACTTTATGCCAGGTGTTAGTTTTAAAGTCCACACTTCCACAGGGCCATCGCTTGTTTCCATGGTTACCTTTTTTACTTCGCTGCCAAATTGTGTTGCAATTCGGTTTGCCTCAGCCACCATCTTTTGATCATAAACAAGTTCATAAAGTTTTTGATATTGTGGTGACCATCGCTTTGATTGTACCTCTGAGGGCGTCCATGAAATAGAATCATAGTCACCATCTGCCGCCTCTCGAATCATGCGTCGAATTGCAGTAACAGGGTAATCATCTTTAAGCGGTGCACGTGATACAGCGGAATGCGACTTATTTATTTTGTCGCGAAGAATTCCACCCTCTACAGAATCCTTTAACATATTGCTAAATTTACCATACGCATTATAAATAACTGGTGGCAATAGCTTAGAATACTTTGGCGAGTTTCTTATTGAATTAATTAAATCAATTGGCGACGTATTTAAATAGGTATTTTCTAAAACTTTTTTCACCTCATAAGGTGTGCGAATATCAAGTTCCTTAGCTTTCTTTTCGGCAACCTGGAATGCTCTTTGTATATCATCCACTCTTTCGTAAAAGACATTTGCCACTTCTTTTTTGTCATACTCAATAATAGACTTTTGCAATTTATCAAGTTCAGATTTCCACTGAATAACTTGCTTATCAAGTTCAGGGCCTTTATATCCAAACTGTTTACCCGCGTTATGCCAATCGCTTTGAATCTCGTCAACAAATAATGTTTTACCTGTAGTGGGTGTGTCAAAATCTTGCGCCCTAACGTGAAATAAAATATTTGAATTATCTGAATAATGACCACCATTATATTCTTTGGTCATCACACCGGTTTGTTCGAATAAAATTTCACGGTAATTAGTGCCGCCCTGTAGTGACCATGCTGGATCGGTAAATTTCGCGCCACCCTCGAACCCTTCTGGAATTTCTTCACCGCGTAAAGATCGCAAATCATTTTCATAATAAGAGTTGATGAATTCTTCTACTTCTTCTATGTCCCTAAATCGCCGCTGGTTTGCAAAATCGCCACGTGTCGAACTCACTAGATAACCTTGCTCATCATTCCCCCTAACGGCAACACCTAAATCATAATTAGTAAATTCATAAAGCGGATCGGCCATATATTCTTGGCGCGCTAAATCCTCGGCAATATCATCCTTCCAGTCATCGATGTGACTATTAACTTGTTCATCTGTTGCGTTTGGATGGTCACGCCTAAAGCGTGCTGCCTCAGCATCAAAATCGTGCGTGGTGTAAAGCTCTATATTTTCACGGATCGGTTCGATGTTATGTGCATAATAATCGTAATCGTCCAAAACCTCTTCGGAAAAATCATCCATAACCCTAACAGGTGTAAACTCCTCCACCAATCCTGTAAATCTACGCTCGGTTAAATTAAAATTATTCTTTGCTAGATAATCTTTTATTTCTTGTTTGGTAACGTGTTCATTACCTTTAAGCGCTAAGAAAGTATCTAAGCCTGACCAGAATAATTCATCACTTTTAAAGTCACCTTTTTTACCTAACCCATTAATGCGCTTGAATAGCTCGTCACCTGTGCCGCCTTTCTTGCTAATGCTTTTATCAATAGCCTGCTCCAATCGTGAATAAAAAGGGTCAACCACTTGCGGCACTTCGCCAAACATTTCGGTTTGTTTATTAATTCCATAAGGGCTAGCGCTGCCTAATTGTTTTCCGAATGAACCAGGCATAGGAAAATAAGGGTCGCTGCTGTTTTGTTTAATTAAATCAACTAACGCATTAGTTCCACTCGCTACGCCACGAAAGCCAGCGCCTAAGCCTTTTATGCCTAAGCCTATTCCAGCAGTCATACCCATACCAATTGCGGCACCACTGGTTGCCTTATCGCCAATCTGTTCCACATTATATTCATCACGAACGCCAGCGGCTTTTTCGACTTTTTGTTTTTGCACTTCTTGAAAGCCACCATAAAAAAAGCCTTCTGGTGCACTGGAAATTGTCGCAGCTAATATCGGCATAAATGCACGATTACCAATTCTACCGGCCATCATTTTTTTATAGGCCAAACTTCCAACAATACCACCGGCATAAGTAGCGGGATCAATTAACACGTTACCTGCACCGCGTTTAAAATAGTCCCACGTGTGCCCCGACATATCGATGTTTTCATAAACTGACATCATGTTCCAAAATGCCTTTTTAAATAAATCATCAGAAGCATTAGAAACACGTGACGCCATAATTCCTTGTGCTGTTAAATTATTATTGAATTGCGACATAAGTTTAAGCGCTTCGCCACTTAACTCCTCATCACTTAGGTCAACAGGTTTTCCATACCATTTTTCTAAAAAATATTTTGATGAATTCATCCACGCTTCATGTGCTAATAAATCATCGTGCTTAATTGGTGGCATTTTACGTGGCGGATTATCCTTATTGTTCCACACTCCACTTTGCACATAATCGACATATTGCTCACAGTCATTAACATGTTCTGCAATATCCCAAGCAATGCCAACATAAGGGCCAGCATAATCGCTTACACACTTTTGGAATTCGTCAAAACTTTTATTTTCTTTTTGCGCTTGGTAGGCAATTTGCGAAAGTGGGTAAACGTCCTCAGTTGGGCGCCCATTGTTTGCATCAACGTAAGAGGTGCGCAATTGTTCCACAGCTTTTCGCGCCACGCCATCGGCATCATTTAACGCCTTAAATTCTTGGCGCCCTGTGCCCCAATCATAACCGGCCACAGCAGACTTTAACGGTGCCCTGTATTTATTGGGGATCACTAAACTATCTTGTGATTCACCAAAACCACCTTGCTCTAAATACATGGCATTAAAGTTATAATCGTCGCGCTTAATATTTTGATTCAATAATTTATTGGTATCGAATAACGAATTAACCTTTAATGTTGCCTCATCATTCTTTTGTTTTTCCTGTTTGGCTCGAACACCGGAAACAAATTGACCACCATCGCTTTCGGCTTTTAATTGTTCAGCACGCGCATTAACAAACCAATCATCAATATTATTCGGCATCGCTGGTGACTCCTTTGGTTAGCTCGTTAATTAGATTGATAGCCATATCATCATCTAATTCGCCATTCGTTAATGCGTCCTCAATTTTTATTTGAGTTGCTTCAATGTCAGTGACTTTGCCTTTTTTGCCTGAGGCACTAGTGACCTCCTTCGTCACAATAAAGCGCTGTAATTGACTAGCCCTAAATTTAGAGTAAGCCTCATCAACCGCACTCAATCTAAATTTATTCCAATTTTGCTCGTGCCATAAGTCTGGATCGAAGCCAGGGCCTTGCTCAAATGCCGCCTTAATAATGGCGCGCTCATATTCCGCTGCTGCAATTAAATCTGTGCGGTCACCTGTAATTTGCGAAACCATATCACGCCCTGCACCTGTGAGAACTTTATAGGCTCGATCAATAACAAGTTCTAGGCGTGGACTATCCAAAACCCTATCGTCTGATTTATTTATTTCATCCATCAAACGAAAGTATGTTGAACTTGTTAAGCTCACAGTTCCATCGTACTGGCCCGTTTTATCGTCATAACCCATGGCCTTATTAAGCATTGAAATTACATTTGCTTTACGCGTAGCGTGTGGAACGTCGGGATCACGAATACTTAACCGGCCAATCATTACAGATAACAGGTTGGCGGTAGCGGGATTATCCTTAGGTGTACTACCACCGGTAATTTGTGCGCGCTTTGCATTAATAAGTGAGCGCATATCAATTGGTTCTAATGCGCCTTTACGTTTTGCAATTTCTGACCACGACATTCCAACCGTATACATGTTAAGTAAGTCATCATTTAAAAATTGCTTAGACGTTCGCTCTACAACTTCTTTGCGTTCCTTTTCCTTTTCTTTAAGTATCGCGTTGCTGCGGTTGTAAATATCATTGCGCTGGTCAGCAGTCATTTGAATAGCTGGATCAGATAACGCACCCAATACACCGCGCACGGTGTTGGCATCGCCTGTGGTAATGGCTTGCATTGAAACTTCATATTGCACATCGCCTACCACGTTAATTAAATGTTTGCTAACTTTATCGGGTGACCAAATTCCAGCTTCACCCATTTGCACAATTACATCACGTGCGGCATTCACATCACCGGCCTTTACTTCTTGCGAATAACGCATATCACCTAACGCGCTCATTTCTGCTTTTTGTTCTTTTAAATTTAACGTGATAACTTCAGCGGCGCCGCTCGATGTTCGCTTAGTTAATGCGTTATCGTATTTCTTTAAAAGATTTGGCCGATTGCCTACGGCCTTATGGCCCTTGTCGCGAATTTGTTTAACATGATAATCATGTATCATTCCGCGAATTAAGTGGCTAGACACATATGTTTGCCCGTCGCCAGGTTGAATACCTTGTGCTTCAATAATTTTTTGGCGTAATTCTGGCGGAATAATTGGGTCATTTGAAATGTCAATCACTTCCTTATTGTTTATATATGCCAGCAATTCTTCATAACCTTGTAATGAACTGCCAACAGCAGAAGCTAACTTTGCCTCATCTAAAGCCTTTTGATAACCAAGCGCAGCGTTACCCACTGTGTTAAGTAAATTGCGCTCGGCATCCTGAACCATTAACGTATTCTTTAAAAGATTTTCGTCCTTAGAAATTCGATTAAGGTTTTGCCCTTGAACCACGCCTGGTAATTTCATCAAACCGTACTCATGTAATAGTTATAGCCTGTGCCAATTGCTTGGCTTGCACCCTGAATAACACTAGACCTAAACAGTGCATCACCTTGCGCTTGACCACCTTGAATAATTGCTTGTCTGTTTTTCTGCGCAATATTTCTTTGCATTACATATTGGCGGCTTTGTTCGCTGGCTACAGAATCAAAATAAACTTGCGCGGTGCCAGTCATAGCTAACCCGCTAAATGCTGTTCCTGTTTCGATCATGGCTAAGTTCTGTTGCTGTTGATCCTTTAACCTGTAAAGTTCTTCTTGCGCTTGTTCCCAATATGCAGCGGCTTGCGAGCGCGCTTGTTTACGCGCTGCACGCTTCGCCTCATAACCTTGATAAAGTGAAAGGGCTGTTTGCGCACCTGCCACACCTGCCGCTAATTGCCACATGGTTAAATTCCCCCTCTCGAATTATTTAAGCGGCCAACACGAAAGCGTTTGGATTTGCCTTGCATGTTATCCATGGTTTTAGCTTTCTGCATTTTTGCTGCATACATATTAACTAACCCCTCATACATTTTTAGATTTTCCGTTAACGGAATGCACATCTCCATGGCTAGGCGTGCCGCCAATGCTTGAATAAATAACGTGCTAAATTTTGTGGTGTCCTCAATGGTGTTAATTGTTCTGTAATAAATTTGAGTTGAATTACATAAAATAAAATCATCTTCAACAACCCACTGAAATTGCGGGTTATACAAAAGCTCGTCTGAATTATCACTGCAAAAGGTAACGCGTAAAATATCTGTAGCAATTTGAAACTTATATTGGTAACCCCATTCTGGCGTAGCTACTACAGGTGAATCATTCGCGTAACGCCGCACAGCAAAAGACCACTCAACTTCCTCTAAAACGGCATCACGCATAAGCGGATATTGCAGCGCACACAATTGCTCTATCTTGCTTTCAGGGTTTTCTAAACTTGTTATCGGATCGGAACCCAAAAGCGATAAAGCTAAATTACAAATCTCAACATTGCTAGCCATAATTATTTAACCTGTTATGTTGTTATCTCAACCCATGAACCCGCGTGCAAAGTTGTTGGGTCGGGATCGGAGCCGCCTTGTGCCCATAGAAATTGAAAATTAATTGGCGCACCCGTTGGATTTTCTATAGTTGCTTCAACTTCGAATAACGCTCTAAAAGTTGCCAGCGCGCCACCTATAACGGTGTGCGTTGCTGTGCCAGAATCACCAGAACTGCCAGCACCAGCAAGTGAGCCAGAGTTATTTATATAGCGGTAATTGCTTGTGTAATTAAAATTACCATCACCAAACGTCACGCGAAAACCGCCATTGGCCGCACCGCTTTGGCTAACGATTAAACCCATGCGAACGCGTGCAACTGTATTAGCGGGGATAGCGACTTGATTATTTAAGTCGGCCTCAGCGGTTGGGGTATTGGTTGAGGTTCTAGTTGCATTCGCGCTTAAAACTAGGCGCGTTGGGCCTGACATATCCGATTCTGTTAACACGCGCTCTAATCCGCTTTGAGCTTGATTAATTGCCTCCACATATCCGCTTGTAGCATTAAGCCGCAAAACTTCAACCTGTCCACCCGCGCCAGGTGGGTCGATTGTAAATCTTAAATCTACGCCCTCAGGATCACATTCAATATATGCGTGATTAGTTGCGCCATCATAGCCAAACTGAACAAGCAAATTATAGCTAGGGTCTTCTATTCTAAAAAAGCCATCTTGCCCCGCAATAGATTGTCGTTTAGTTACTTCTAGTTCATTCACATAAAAAGCTGGCTCATCTTCAACTTCAAAACTAAGAACGCCAATAGCATTTAATTTTAAATAATTATTGCCGCTAAGGTTTGAAGTTCTTAACCATAAGTCATCATTTACATTATCGGTTGTGATTAAAGCATCAAGACTCCAATGCATTGTGCCAGTCATAGGCACACTACCATTTGCAAGAAAATCACCGCTGCCCACGCCAACATCAGCGGTTGTTAATACGCGCTCAAATCCTGCACCGGTTAACAGGTTATTCACTTCGAGTCCGCCCGCTGCTGGCGGTATAGTGCGAGCTACTAAATTATTTCCGTTGTCTAAAAATAAACAGCCATTTGTATCGTCGAAAATAGCTCTGGTTGTGCCCGATGTTCCAATTGTTATTGTGTTAGGAAACCCACCATGCACGCTGTTGTATGCAAATATTTGAGATGCGCCAGAACCAAAAATTGCAAAGTCTGAATAAAGCGAAACGTTTGACGCCAAAGAAAAATTATCGGCATTCGAAACCATTTGCAAAATATTTGGGCCAGGACTGCAAAAGCCTGTATCTGGATCGCCATTAAATGAAATACTTAAGTCTGTTCCGCCAGGGCCATAACTGCCTTGGCCGACACGCACCATATGATTTCCAATCAAACTTAAATCGTTATAAATGGTTGTAAAATTCGTAGCAAAAGAAACGACTAGATTACCTTCTTGATATACAAGCGTCGGGCCTAAATCATATACAGTAATCCCCATAGTGGATTCATTACCGATAGTAACATCACCACCATAAGGATTAATTTGCATGTTCGCTATAGTATTTTGATCAGCACGCGTTTGAATTATTGATGGGCCAATTCCCATGCTGGGTTCAATATCGGGGTTAACTGTTCCGATAATTAACGCGGCACTTGGATCGCCGCCAACTGGATTGCTAGGGTTATTGCCTGGAAATTCATTACCCCCAGTCGGAGGTATTAAACTAACAGGAATTGTGCCTGTGCCATCTAATTTAACTAACCCGTTAGCCACATTGGTTATCGGGTTAAGTGTCACATTGTCGGCAAGTGTTGGGTTCGTAATCGTGAGCGTTTGTGTATCGCTGGAAATTATTTGGTTAGCTTCTAACGTGTTAACCGCATTTTCTAAGTCGGTAATGTCTGAGGCATTCTGTGCAATGTCCGCTGTATTATCGGCAATGTTCGCGGCATTAATCGCAATATCAAAAGCCAGCAAACCATCTTGGCGCCGCAAATCCTGAACAAGCAAAGTTAATTTATCTAAAGCCTGCTCATGTTCTTGCGCGGGGAACCGTGTGTAAATTGGGTAATCTGTTAACTGTGTTGGCGCCACCAATCGAAACAATAAAACTTCTGAAAAGTTAGGTGGCGCTACGTCAAACGTTACCGTCCCGCCTGGGCTTGTTGATTGGTTTGCGTTTACCGAAACTGTGTGTGGTTCGCTGATTCCATTAACCCATGCGCGCACTTGATCTGGGCTAAGCACAACAAACGTAAATGCAAAAACAGTTTGCCCACCTCCACCAGTGTATTCATTTTGTGTAACTTGTGTAGTAACTGTCATTTTTGATTACTCGTTAATTTGCCGTAAATAGCCGCAATAGTTAAGCGGACTGGTAAAACTTCATTCACCGTAATTACACCGAATTCGTTGAAACCAGTGTCATAAACATCGGAGTCAATAAATTGTTGTGGTGGTTCAGGTAAATTCATAATTGCCTGCGGTGAGCGATCTGGCGGCCTATCGCCATTAATTATTGGCGGCACACTGTATAACCCTCTCACGCCCACTTTTGAGAAACGTTTTTTAGAAGTTAAACCCGCGTCGGGTGTTGCGGAATTTTGCGGGAATGTTGTAACGGTGAACGGGTAAACTAATCCCACACTAACCACACCAGCAACAGCAGCCATATAAATTTCACCACCTGTCACGGTTTGTTGTCCGTCATAAGCACCATCTAAAAATACGCCGACTTCGAAACCTTCCAAAACATCGAAGCCACCTAATTGCCCTGGTTCCGTTAGTGTTGGGTAAACTTCAATTTCACAATCTAAAATTCCCCACGAATTAAAATCACGCAAAGGAAAAATAGTTTCGATGTTAATTACTTGTTGAGCGTCCACAGTTCTTTCGATTACGAGCACAATCACATTGCGCCCTTGCGAATCGTTAACTACGCAACCATCTAAAATGCGTCCATCTGTTTCCATGCGCGACCACGCTTGCACGCGCATATCATCATCAAACGAACAAAGAATAATCGTGCCATCTTGCATAACGTTCCAAAGCGTTTGATTTGGGTCACGAGTATAAAAGTGTCGCCTGAATTCTTTCTTACCTAAATGCTCCGCCTTTAAAATAATATTAGGCGCAATAAATCCGCCATCGTTATCATTGTAAAAAATCAAACGTAAATCATTATTGCCGCCCGTAGGCAAAACAATATTTTTTCCCATGCTTATTTTTTGTGGGTTACGTTCGGCGCCGAAATTTGTTTGCACAAAAATACCAATGTCGCCAGGAATTATAGGCCCTGCATTGGTTGCTTGAATTGTGTATTCGCGGCGTCTATCGCCATACAATAAATTTTTATTTTGTGCTAACCACGTATTAATATCGCGCTGAATTCCAACTAATTCTAAGCCGTCATTTTTTGCAGCAGCGCCTAAGGCGAAATCTTTCCAGTCATATGTTTTACTGGCCCATATTGTTTCGGGTGCGGTTGCTAAACCTGTTAACACCAATCGACCTTGTGAACCTATACCAATGCTAGGCCAATCATTTGGCCCCCATGCGGTAGGGGCAAAAGTAAAAACATAAGTTCCAAAGTTCCACGCGCCATCGTAATAGAGCGCCTGAGGTGCATGATTAGGGTGCAAACAAATTAATTCGCGGTCATCAAAAGGCGATTGCACAAAATGCAAATCCTCTAATTCTGCACCGCTGTAAGGTGTGGCAAGTATTACGGGAACTTCACCTGTTACCGGCCTGACTTTTAAGTACACGTTATCTATTGTGCACCAAGTAAAAATATTCCCAACAATCAATGAAGGGCTTTCTATGCCGCGCATAAAAAACTCAACTGTCACATGAATGTCGGTGCCTGCTGCTATGGGCGCACCGGCCACAATGCTTAATGTGAATTTACGATTTACCAAATAATCTAAATTAAATTCCTGTGTGCCAATTTCGCTACCGCCATACGTAGTGCCAATATTCAGCCTTAGAATATATTCCCAATCATCTAATAAATAAGGCGCCTCCTCAGGGTCACCATTGAATGTGCTAAGTATTGCATCAGCCTGTAAAACAAATTCCTGTGCATCGGCACCAGTGGTAACCATTTGGCGGATACCTTGCGCGGGAGTTTCAAAACCTAGCGGTTTATTATCAGAAGCGCCGGAAATACTTAGCCGCACATTGCCTTGTATTGTGCCGCCTACTGAACCAAAAATTCCCTCTGGATTATCGTTAACCGGAACCTCAGTCCAACCAGCAGTGCCTAAGGTGAACGTGTTATTAATTAACAACTGAACAAATGCGGTAACGCTGCCACCAATAACACCGGTTTGCCAATCGAGCACGGCCACACTGCCATCATAAAATGCCGCAATTAAATCGTTATTTTCTGGCCCAATAAAAGACCAAACGCGCATAAAGTTATCAGTTAATGAATCATAACTCGTTAAATAGGTGGTGCCTGGTCTTGTGGTAACTGGGCCTTGTGGCATTACAAAACCATTTAAAATAAGTTGCGCGCCTTCCCTAACAAGTTCATTTTCAACCTGACCAAACAATAAAGGGCTTAATTCACCTTGCGTAAATCGTTGCTGTAAAATATTCCAATTAGGCATTATGCCGCCCTCGCTGCATTACCATCGCTAAACACCGCAACCCACACGCCCGCGCCATCGGTTGCAAAATCGCGAAGCGTTCCAGTGCTACCAGTATTTAGGCCAGCGGTTAACGTGTTCCACGTTACGCCATTGTCAGCGGAATAAGACGCGCGCGCCGAACTGCCACCGGTTGCCCAATTACCCTGTTCATCAGTTTCGAGTGCTTCTAATGATGTATTGCTGGCACCGGTATTTAACCCGTTAGGAGTTAACACGCTCCACGTTGCTGTAGTGTCGTTGGATTGCCAGCACAAACCAGCGGCACCGGTTGTAATAAATCGCCCGTTAGTGTCGTTGTTCATTCCGCGTGTAGCGTCGTTTGGCGTCATTGAAATAGTGAACGGTGTCCACGTTGCTCCGTTATCGGTTGAACGTGCACAGAAATTAGTTTGGGTAAATGCACCGAATAACCAATTACCATTGCGGTCTGTTGTGAATCGTCGCTGCGCTGTACCTGTGTAGCCTGTTCCCAAACCCTGAGTTAATGCCGACCATGTGGCCCCATTATCAATTGAGCGCGAAACAAAACCACTTTCACCAGCACACAGCCATACGCCATTGCGGTCTGTTTCTAAATCCCATTTACGATTGAAAGTACCCGCGCCTAAATTAAGCGGCGCTTGTGCCCACGTCGCGCCATTATCAACAGAACGCGCCGCCATGCCATTATCACCAGCGGCAACCCATACACCATTGCGGTCTGTTTTAATACAGCGAAACGTTCCGGTTTGCCCGCTTGAAATTCCCTGTGGTAATGCAGACCACGTTAACCCATTATCAGTTGAGCGAGCCGCGCCACCACTGGCGCCAACTGCTACCCATACGCCATTGCCATCGGTATCCACTGAATAAATATCTGTGGCTGATAATTGCGGACTGTTTAACCCGTTAGGTAATGCAGTCCAATTTGTTGGCGGTGATGGTGGTGGAGGTGGCCCAAAGGTTCCACCGTCGCGCCAAAAGGCTTTTAATCTATCCATTAGCGAACCGGTATAACCAGCACCGCCTAATAATTCAAACCACATATCGTTAACATGTGCAGGAGTCGCGCCCTGTGCAATTAAAAATTGACGTTGGCAATCTGCAATATTCCCGCTTGTTGCACCACCCGCTTGATAATATTGTTTAAGTCGGTCGTTAAGGTGCCCTGTATAACCCAAATCACCTAACGCGTGAAACATGTAATGATCAATATTTCCAGCGTCCACCGTTAACGCAACATAATCAAAACCATCCTCAAAGTCCGCCACATCCACTATCGGCGCTGTGTTTTCAAACCATAGAACACGTTCGGGAAGTGCTTCAAATTCGCTAACATCATCAATAAATGCCATGTTAATTAACTCCCTAAAACAACTTCACGTCGAGTAATTACAATTGAACAACTGGCGGAAGGTTGCCAGCCAGCAAGCGGAGACGGTTGCGCGAATAAACCACCGGCATCAATTCCGCCATTTATGGACGCCCTTAATAATTGAGCTGTAAAAATCGTCGAGGCGGGGAACGTTCCAGAAATTACGAAAAGTGAGGAGGTGGAAACGTTAAAATTATCTAATTGCGCGTGAATCGAACCAACATTTTGCACACCGTTAACCAATGCGCGTGCGTATAAATTGGCTACACCTGGCACACCAGTGCGCCCAAAAACCAAACGTAAAACGAGTGAATAGTTACCCGCTTGCAAAACAGTTAGTGCGCCATTCGCCGCCAAACTAAAAAAAGCGTTTGCTTGTGCGGCGCCGAAAGTAATTTGCAAAGGCGTATCTAAACCCGCTGGTTCCTGCGTAACGTTTGAGACTGCGCGAAAAACTTCGATTTCATTAACAGCCAAACCACTTAACTGTGTGTCTAATGTGGCAATGTCATTTGTGTTAGTTAATATATCGGCTGTGTTGGTAACAATGTCGGCTGTATTGGTGGCGATATTACTTTCATTTAAATTAATTAGGGTGCGATATTGCGTAAGTGCGCCCGCTGGATTGATTGGCATTTTTAGTTCTCCTAAAAAAAAGGCCCGCAAATGCGAGCCATTACACCCTTAAACGTGGAATTCTCACATGTTAATTACTGGCGTTTCGGTCGGCCTGGTTTTCTTTTTGGCTCGTCCGTGTCCACCTCTGTTTCTTCTTCTGTTGAAGTTTCAGCAGCTTCATTAACTTGTTCAGCAGTTTCTTTTTTATGCGGGATTTTCTTTGTGTAGTGAGCAACAAAATTTTTCACAACAGCTAAATCAATTAATAACAGGTTACTGATTTGCTCGGCGGTTTTGCCTTCTTCGACCATTCGCCTAATTTGATTTTTGTGTTCTTGGCGCGCTCCTTTAAGAAATCCAAACATAATAAAACCCCTCAACGTTTAATGTTTTTCACAGTTCCAGACTGTGTTTTTTTTGTGCCTTGATATTGGTTTAAGGCGCGATGCGTGCCAGGGTTATATGTACCTTGCTGGCTAGCAGTTGGCTTACTGCATCCTTTAGAATCTTTCATGTTAATCACCTCTTAATTTAAATTGCCATCCATGGCAGGGCTAAAAATTATGGTGTGTAAGTGTCAGCGAATGCACCACGTACAATTTTGCGGTCGTCCACGCGAACAGCGCCCATAACAAGATAGGCGTAAATGCGCCACGCAAAAGAGCTGCTAGGATCTTGCGCAATTTGTACGGTTAAATCTTGGTTAACTTGTAAACCAAGTGCATCGGGGCAGAAAAACAAAGTATCGATTTGATCAACAGCGGGTGCTAACAAACGAGTTGACATAATCCAAGTGAAGCCCATCCAATTAGGCACAATCCCGCTAGCCATTAAATTCGTTAGCGGTGTAATGTCCCCCACACTACCACCCCTAACACGTGCAAAATCCGTAGATGTTTGCTGTGTTAAATTTAACAGCGCACGCACTTGAGTTGGGCCAACCACAGCAATTTTAGGTTGCGCTGGATCAACATCATTCGTCATGAATAATTCTTGAATTTCTGTGATCGCATCAAAACTAATTTCTGTGGTGTAGTCGCCAACTGTTTGGCTAGCGGGAAAGGCTGAGGTAGAACCATCACCCACGAGTGCATCAGCAGTTGCAGCGGCAATAATAATATCATCTACTGCGCGATTCATTGAATACGCTAAGTTTTCGGTTGCTGCGGATTTTGGCTCAACCAACATTTGCACAATATCTTCATTATCAATAACTGTGCCTGTGTGCACGGTTTGCGCTACAGATACGCGTCGATTCCATGGCAAATCTAGTGCGGGTGTTGGTGGTGCGGAAGTTGTCTTGGCTACCGCGTCGGAAAAGTCTAAAGTTTCCCAGTTGTGGCGGTTACCATTAGAGGCGCGCTCCATTGTGTTGCCGCGCAACTTTGATGTGTACTGTTGAGCTAGTGCTTTAACATTACGTTCATACGTTTGAA